TTGCTCATGCAGATGCGCCTCCGATATATTTGTGGAAGTAGTCGCCGGCGCTGTCCTTGATCGCGGTTACGGTCACATCGTAGCCGACTGCTTCGTTGGACTTATACGTAACCTCGCCAATCTCGGAGATCTGCGCGCGCGGGATGACAATACGGAAGGGGGTATTATTCCGCATGATCTGATCGATAACGAGAATGCGCTCATCTGCCTCGTCGCCATTGACTACGACATGCAGACCTGCCGTAAGCGTGCCGGTTACATTGTCGTCACCGTTAACAAATTTCTGTACGTTGGCATTGAGGTATTCGATCAGTTTAAACTTGAGTGTTGCGGTCTTTTCATCCTGCGTAACAAGGACGATGCCGCCGCCCCACTCTTTAATATTGGTTGTGGAGATAGTTACGTTCTCCGTAACGCCATCCTCGGAGACGAAGCCGAGGTCTATAAATGCGTTGTCAAGGGCGGTTTTTGCGTCCGTAGGGACTGTGGTGCCGAGCGGAGCCATAAAGACCGCGCCACCTGTTTTAGGTTTGCCGGTGGTAACATTGGAAGCTGTTCCAGCCATGTTGTTATCCTCCTGTTAATAGAAAATGTTGTATAAGCACTGATAGCGATAACGCTTCGTGCTGGTATCTGTAAAATTTGTGTCCGCAGTCATTCCGCACTCACTGACAGAGCTTACGTTGTCCGCCATAACATCCATGACGTCGTGCAGTTCTTCGTTCAGCGCCGCCGCATTATACAGACTGTTAAGGCTGTAAGACTGGAGTGCTATCGTTGCGCTGCGGATATGGTCGGTAATATCGCCGCCGACTTTTTCGACAACTACGAACTCGCTGGGAATGTCCGTCTCGGGCACTTCCATAAATACGGGGACGTTCATGTTATTTGTCAGATAATCGAATACCGTTTTTTCAATCATTACTTGCCCCCTTTCTTCGTCATGCTCAACCCGGACGCGCCCAGGGCCTTCACTAAGGTATTGTTTTTGTAATTATCCTCAGCCGCTTTTTTACTGTCAGGGTATACGTTCGCAATAGCAACAAACGACGCCTGATGCGCTCGCACGTCGTAATCGTCGCCCGCTATCCCCGCGACTGTTCGCCCTGCTTCTTCGAGGGCCGCCATCATCTCCGCCGACTTCATCAGCTCGTTGAGCCCGGCGAGGTTTAATTCAAACTCAACCTTGCTACTCATAACGCTCGACCTTTACTTTTTTGTTCCACGCGAGCGGGATAAGCTCCTCAATTCCCTGCGTCGGAAATCCGATCGTACGGAACCTCTGCCCGAAAAATTCCACAGTGGAATCTTCCCATGTGTGCATGTCACCTTTGGGGATTCCGAGCGTATACGCCACGCGCTTGCCGTACAAATTGAGCGCGTCGACTATGTCCTCACTGGAAGGCTCTCCGATCAGGACGTTCTCGACTACTAGGGGAGCCTCTGTATATATCGGCTTTCCGAATGGGTCCGTGCCCGCCTCCGTTTTTTCATAGAGTATGATGCTAATGCCGTGCATTACATCACCTCCTCCACAGGCGAATAGGACCCGATTCTGTTCGCAAGCCCGAGAATCTTCTTTTCGGACTTGGACAGATAAAGCTCACCGCTTGCGCCGTTTCCAATCGTCCATGACTGGGAATAGCCGAGCCCTGACGCGCTCCCCTGTGTGGCTCCCATAGGAATGCCAACATTTGCGGAGCTTCCGAGCGCACGGATAACCATGCTGCAGGATACGGTCTTTTTCTGTGCGTCGGTCGCTTTTGTGTTCATGGCGTCAATCAGTGCTGCCGCGTCATCGAGCAGAGCAACACACACCCGTTCCTGTTCGTCGGTAAGCGTGTTCGTCATCCTTTCCTGCACATCTGTGACTGTTGCGTAAGCCATAACAATCACCTCATTTCTTTGCTGTCTTTTTCGGGGCCTTTGTGGATTTGGCAGCAGGGGCAAGCTTGTGCCCCCGCGCCTTATATTCATCCACTCTGGACTCATGCACCCACATGACAACGCCAGAATGGCGGTCAATCATCTTGATCATGCGTGCGCCTTGGTCAGCTTAGCAAAGTAAGCAGTCTCAGCGACGAATCCGACCTCGATCTCTACCAGAACGGCGAACATGTTCTGCTGGAACAGGTTGATAGTTCCGCCAGAAACTGCAAGCGTAGCGTCGGAAGAATAACGGATCTGGATGCCGTCAACCGTACCGTACATTGCGTGATTCCAGTCGCCTGCGATACCAACGACATCGGGAGTAGCGCCAGAGCCAGATGTGCCGGCTTTATAAGCGGCCTTGGAAATCTGGACAGGTGCGCCGAGAACGCGAGTAATTCCGTTTTCTGTGACAGTGTTGAATAGCGGTCTGTTCTCGCCATCGACAGCGCCGAGGAGTGCGCTCTTGCCCTGAGGCGCGAGTGCGATGCCGTTCATAACGCCGCCCTGTGCGGAAATAGCGCCGTCAGCAGCGACGAGGCCTGCATATGTGCTTGCGCCGGTTGCGCCGAGATCGTAGCCGGTTACTGCGGACAGATTGTCAAAGTTTGCGAGTGTTCCGGAAGCGGGGCCGAAGAATACAGTCTGATCAAATTTCTCAGCCAGAACGCCGGGGAGACGAGCGGTCAGCGCATTGTACAGCGCGGCCGCGTCTCTGCGGAACTCGTTGGAGAAAGGAACGATCACGGCGAGCTTGTGCGCCTGCATGATCTTTTTGTCCAGGGTGGGAGTACTGACGGGCTTCGCGCCGGTTTCTGTTACCCACTCAGCCGCGGGATCAGATGCAATAACGGGGATCTGTACACCGTTGCCGGGCAGCGGGATCTGTCGTGCCAGTCTCATGACAATAGATGCTTCCTGTGTTTTCTGCAGGATCTCTGCGGAGACCGCGTTGGGGAGCTGAATGTTAGAACGATTAATAGGAGTACCTGTTGCTGTAATAGCCATGTTTTTCACCTCTTTAATTTGAGATTTGGTTGAACCAATCGACGAATGCGTCTTTTGGTGTTGCTTTCTGTGTGGCGCTCACTTCGCCGCCGTCACGGATCACGGGATAAGCAGAGGGCTTTGCAAACTCCACAATGCCGTTTGCTTGCGCTGTGCAATCCTCTTCCGTTTCTCCGGTCAAAAGCGATGCGGGAACGCCTGTTGCTTTGGAGACCTTGTCGCGCATGTCTCGAATCGCGTTTGATGCCTTCAGGGCGTTCAATTCTGTTTCAAGGTCGGAAGCCTTTGTCGTGAGTGCTTCCATGTCTTTCGTGCTGGCCTGCAGTTGCTCGATCGTAGCGTTTGCAGTGGCAAGCTGTGTCTGCAGGTCCGCGAGTCCTGCTTTTGCGGAATTGATGTCCGCTCCGTTAATGTCCATCAGCGCATTGATCTGCTCTGTGGTTGCGTCCGGGAACAGTCCCGTAATGTCTGTGCGTTTCATAAGTCTCCTTCTCCGTTACGCTTTTTACGAGGTTGCTTCTCAACGGTTGAATGTTTTACGTCCTTTCAGGACAAATAAAAAAGCACACCCCGAAAGTGTGCTCAGTTACCGATATTCAATTCTTCTGCAGACGATGATTCTCTCGCCCGCATCTTAGCGTATGCGGAACGTTTCTGCGCGTTGATCACGTCAGCATTCTCCGCATATATCTGCCGACGCATCGCGTTGATTTTGGCTTTTGGGAAACCGCCATCAGCGTTCTGATACATCTTGTAATATGCTGACGGGTCGTAGCCTTCCACATCCACATCGTGACCGAATCGCACCGCGTATGTGCAGTCACAATTAGCATGTACATGTTCGGCGTGGCCGTCCTTTATAGCCGCTTTGGAGGCTCTCTGCCAGCCTCTTGATGCAAGCGTAATGCAAAACGCGCAGGTGTCTCCGCGCGGTATCCACGCCCATTCTGCGCCGTCTCTGAGGGCGTTCTGCATCATGGTATCAACTCCAACCATCTTAACCTGGCGCCCGACGGCAGCGGATACAATCTCGGCGTTTCGGCTCTTAATCGTACCGTTTACCGCTTTTGCAACTTCCGCGTAGGTTGCGGTCGGTGCGGGCAAGGCGCTCGGGACAGATGCCTCGGAAATTTTCGCAAGCGCGTCATACATTTCACTGGCAAGCGCTCCCGCCCCCTCTCCGTATTTAGTAACAAGGGCATAGGCGTAATCAATCAGCGACTGCCGCGTATCATAATCGAGCATGTCAAAATCGATACCATCAAGCCGCTTTTGCATAAGCCTCGCCGCCTTGTCACTCATCTTGCGGAGATTAGCGATGTATGCGTCCCATGACTTACTCGATATCTTCATCAGCTACCTCCAAAAGAGCCAGCCCGCGAGTCCGCTGTTCCTCCGCACGGATACGCCGTATATCCGCCTGACTGAATCCGATCATCTCGAGGAATGTATCTGTTTGCGCAAATGCCTGCCGCACGCTCGCGATTTTAATAGCTGCGTCCGATGTAGCTGCTACGGACGGCATAGCGGGATTTTTGAAGCGTGCTATGATATTCTGCCTGTCATCGCCGAGTTCTTCCATCGTGGAATTGCTCGCGATAGCCAGCGCCATAACCGCCACAATGCGGAGCGAGTTGCCATTCGACTGGTTGAGCTGTTCCGCCATTCCGATAAGAGTCTGCGTCTGTGCAATGATTGCCTCCGAACTTGTCGGGTTCGCATCATTGACTACGCCCGTATCCGTCACAGATAAGCCCGTAGCCGCCGAGAACTGCGTTGCAAGCAGTCGCATCATGTCCACGTGCGGCTGGATCGTGCCCTGTGCAAGCTGTCCGAATGTAGGCTTTTCGCCTGTCTCTGGGTTCGTGGTCGATGCAATGATACTGCCGACATACTGACGGAATTTATCATTAACCACTGCGTCATACTGGTCATCCGTAACGCCTAACAGGTATTTCTGCGGTGATGTCGCGAACTCAAGCCCGATCGTGGCGTTTGCCATTGTCCTCACATAGCCCTGGATAAGCCTGCGCACGGGTTCTTTGATGCGGGAGCGTCCGAACGGTTTACTGCTTGTGGGATTCCACCGGAACGCCTCCATGAGCGGTCTGCCCATCTTGTGAGGATAGCCGGTAGCACTCCACAACGAGCCACGCTTTTCAAGTACCCACACCGCGTCTTCTGTATATAGGTTAATCAGGGTAGGCTCCCAAAGCTTATTCGCATCACTGGGCGCGCTGTTGATCACGGCAAAGCCATAGTCGATACGGCCTTTTTCGCCGTCCCAATGCGCCGCCGCTGTGAGTGGCGAATGAAAGCGAATCTTACAACCAATCGTTCTATCTGCGGAAAGCGTTGCGAATGTACAGCCGAGTTTCAACTCATCGCGGCAAGCCTTTGCGTATTCCGTAACCAGATCGTTGTCGGTGACGATTCCAACTAACTCCTCGGACTGGTAGCCGCGTGCATCAACAAAACCGTCAAACATCGACCGCGCCGCCAATACGTCAACCGCTTTCGCGCCCCATGCGCAACCAATCTCCAATTTGCTCATGTTCTTAGGTAACGCAATGCCCAGATTGACATCCGACAGTGGGATATTGCCCTCATAATATTTTTCTTTTTTCCAGTTCTTGTCGTAGTGGCTCTGATAAATCTCGATAAGATTTCGGAGCATACCGCGCTCTCTCTGCGGAAGTCCCGCCACCATTTCAACATCAATTAACATCTGCATTTCGTTGTCCTCTGCTTATCCAATACGCATCTTTCTTGACGGGTCACGTTTCGCCATCTTTGCGCCCCACAATGCCAATGCGCACGCCTCAATGGGTGCGGAGTTCTCACCTCCGAAGCCCCAGCCGCCGCTGATCGGGCGCTTCACCGACGTTGTAGCAGACTCTCGAAGGGCTGTCTGTGGCTGATACCATGTCACAGAGCGAGTGTTAAGCGAATCAGTCAGAGCCGAGACCGCTGCTATCACCTGTTTAGCTGACGGGCGTATTACGGAATCCTTATGCTTCCATGTCCCTGCCAGTTTTTCCGCTAGGACATCCACGCCGTTCCTGCCGTCTATGACCACACAACACGCGCGGTCATATCGCGCATTAAGCCATTCCGCAAGCCACTGCACACCCATGCCTGTGGGTCTGCGGTCTATCAATTCAACACGAGCGTAGCCATTCGTGGCGATTACCGCACCGCATAGCGATACTTCCGAACCGTCCGCGGTGAATTTGACACCGTATGCGGTCTTGCCGTCAGGCTTTGGCATGGTGGATGCGCATGAGTCCCAGACGTCGGCTGGAATGGCGTAATCAGTAACCGCCGCAATCTTCGGAGGCCACCAACCACACCGTTCACGGGCGAACCCGTCAAGACTCATGTTATCGTATTCGTTTACAATCGTTTTCTCAGTGATTCTGTAACCATACGCGGGGTTTGTTTGCCTTGCACACTCAACTGCGGCTTTTCTGTCTGGGAGCATTTCCTCTAAGGACTTGCCCTCGATCGACCACTCCAACCACCACCCAGACGATTGCGGTTCATCGTGCGCCGTCCTGTGCATCTTCGCAAATACCGTGCCTTTGCACGTTGCATTAGGTGGAGTACCAATATATATCTGTTGCGGCATTGCGCTTGCGTCCTTTGCATCGGACGCGGCGGACGTTGTCGGAAGCATCGCCTCCTGTTGTTCATCCGTCATCTCTTGCGCTTCATCAATAATGATTACCGAATACGTACCACCACGCGCACCGCTATTGGTTCTGGTGGCGAACTCTATGCAGCCGCCTTTCTGCAAACGTCCATTAGCATCTCGCCAATCATTAAAATAAAACCCCTCGAACCCGCGCGAATGACTGACGTTTTTAACATCTTGCGCAAATTCCGGGAAACGTTCTGGATTCTCAAATAAATCGCAGAGCGCCATAAACATTTTGTTTGTTGTTGTGCTATGGTGCGCGGAATAGAGCACGTTCCTGTGTTCAAATACTGCCATATACACCGCATAATATCGCGCCGCATAGCTTTTACCATTCTGTCGTGGTTTTGATATGCCGATTGTCGTAGCTGCTGGGGAGCCGTCTTCACTGCGGGCAAGCATCAGCTCCAGTTCATACAGCTGCGATGGGTAAAATGTCGCTCCACCATCTTCCTCAAACATTTCCGCAACTTCTTTGCCCCACGAATCAGCATATTTGCCAACCTTTTCAAATGTTGGGGTTTGCCTGCCTGTTATCATGCTTCTGTTTTAGGCGGTCATGCTTTGATACAACAACCTGCGCGTCTGGATCTGGAAGCTGTTCAAGCTCCGCCATAACTTCCATTAAACGTTTACTGTTCGCCGCCATGTCTCGCCCGCTGTCACAGTTATCTATTGTTTCCGCCAACTTATCACGCAATGCAATAAGTGTTTTGCGCTTGTCACCGCTTCTGGCGGCTTCTAAAAGTTTTGTCACATAAATCACCTCCATAGGTAGATGTGGAAAAAAGGTTCTAGCGCGTTCGGCGCT